TAATGCTTCTTGATAAGCTTTCCAATGATGTTTTTCAGAATCTATTATTACACCGTCTAAATCAAATACATATAATTCAAAGTCTAATATATTCATTATATTATAATATATTTATAAAATTAATATTTAATAAGATTTTAATATTTAATAAAAATCTTATTAAATATTTAATTATAATATTTAATAATATGTCAAAAATACCAAAAATAATTCACCAATTATGGATTGGACCAAAAACACCCCCAACAAAATTTATGGATACTTGGAAAAATATCCATGAACCTCTAGGTTTTCAATATATCCGTTGGACCGAAGCAGAACTGCAAAAACGCGGCTTTAAAACACAACTAGGTCATAAGATTAACGATATGAATGAGTTAAACGGAAAAGCCGATATCCTTCGGTGGGAATTATTATACGAGTATGGTGGTCTCTTTGTCGACGCCGATTCCATATGCATTGAACCTTTCACCGACTTATTATCATTAAATAAATCTTTCGCCGGTTATGAAAATGAACAAGTCCGTGCTGCTGGATGGGCAAATCAAGAATACAGCGATGTCCTCGCACCTACTCACCCTCTCATTGCCACCGGTACAATGGCCTTCCCACCCAAACATGAATTACCCCGACTAGCAATAGAATGGATTAAAAATAACCCGGTAGCGTACAATATAACTCAACAACGCGCTTGGAGAACAGTCGGACCTGGTTTATTAACGCGACTATATTTCAGTAGAAAATGGAAAGATATCACAATTCTACCGTCCTATTATTTTCTACCAATACATGCTTCAGGCCTTGAATATAAACAACATGGTATAGTATTTGCCTATCAAGAATGGGGTTCTACCAAAAATAATTATGAGTTAATGAATCAAATTTCTCTCCCAAAACAATTTTTAAAACCGACAGAAAATGTTTCTATTTTAATTTCCAGTTTAAATACAAAAGCCATCCACATAAAAGAATGTTTGGAATCCATTAAAAATCAATTAGGTTATTATAACTTCGAAATTATTTGGATAAACGACGGGTCTGACGCCATACACACAATGATATTAAAAAAATTACTTGAAGAATTTCGAAAAACAACCCGCTTTTGTAAGGTAGTTTATTCAGAAAACGACGGTAATAAAGGTATTGGATTCACCTTAAATAAAGGCGTTTTAATGTGTTCCAATGAAATTATTATTAAAATGGATTCAGATGATATTATGGTAACGGATAGGGCTATAAAACAAGTTGAATTTATGAAAACACATACAGAAATAGCTATATGTGGAGGACAAATTCAAATGTTTCATGATAATGGTCCAATGGCAACCAAGTCCATGCATCCATCTATTACTTGGGAAGAATATAAAAAAAAACAAAGTCACTGGTTTATAAATCACCCAACTGTCTGTTATAGAAAAAGTTGCATAATAAAAGCTGGTAATTATAATAAGGAATTAAAGCAAATGGCTGAAGATTTTGAACTTGAATTAAGAATGTTAAAAACATTTGGTAAAATACATAATTTACCAGATACTTTGTTATACTATAGATTACACCCTGGTCAAATAACACATGCTGGTGGAAAAGGTGGTAGTGCTTACTGGAATGGGATTAGAAATAACATAATAAAAAATATTATAGGTTAAATAAATTATTTTTATAATTTATTTAAAATTAAATAATTAGTATGAATATTTTTCTATGATTTTATTTGGAATTAATTTATCTTTAAATAATTCTAATTTTTTATAACATTTATTAATTGTTACCTCACTTGTATTACTAGCCAAATTTACATTTTTTTTCGTTACATTAAGATTGCATATTTGCGACACAAAATATATTATACCGGCTGCAACCGATTGAGGATTATTTTCAGGAATCATTTGCTCCTTTTCAATTTTCATTGATACAAATAAACACAATTTCGTTAATTCACCATTCATATTTAATTTACTACAAAATCTCTCTATAAATGCTTTGGGTTTTGTTTGGTAAAAATACGTTTTATTATCATCTCTATTTTCTATAGTATTTAGAATATGTATTGCATTTTTACAACCCTTTGTTGCACTTGAATTTTCTAAATGGAAAATTTCAGCTATTTCTTTTGGTGTTCTAGGGTAATTAAATTTCCTACAAGATACATATATACTTGCCGCTATAATACCCTGTCTATTGCAACTTCGAAATGTTTTCATTTCTGAAATTCGTTTATGCTGTTTTAATGCTTCATCTATAATAATCTTTGGTATGCCTGCAATATTTGACATTAATTTAATTTTTTCAAATTCATCATATCTAGCTTTCTCTTTATAAGGCATTGATTGCCAATCAGTATATCTTTTTAACTTTTTCATTTGGTATGTAGAATTATATCTAGTTAATACACGACAAGCATAGGATGATTCTTTTAATAAAGGATTTATTGGCATACCACATCTAGTTGGGTCACTTGCATTATTATCTTCAGAACCATAATATCTCCATTCAGCCGTAGAATCTAAACAATCTTTATAAATAATACCACAACTTTTATTTGTACAAATAAGAAATTTTTCATCAGATAAATTTAAATTACTACCACATAATTCACAATTTTCCCTGATAGATGGTTTTTCTTCTGAAAATACTAATTCAAGTTTTTTTTTCCCTATATCTTCATTAAATGTTTTCCATATTTTTTTTTTATCAAATTTATTTTTTTTTTTTTTTTTTTTCCCTATATCTTCATTAAATGTTTTCCATATTTTTTTTTTATCAAATTTATTTTTTTTTTTTTTTGTTTTCTTACAATTCATTTAATAATATAAACAAAAATATATTTAAATTTATTTAAATATATTTAAATCAATTTAAATAAATTTAAATATATTTTTTTCTTTTTTTATATTATGGGAAATGCAAATACTAATATAAAAAAAAATGTAAAAAACGAATATTCAAATGATTTATTATTTAGAACAGTTAATAAAATATCGTCTGATTTAATTTTAAATACTAATAATGAAGATTTACTTCAATTTATGAATCCCGAATATTGTGATAAAATGATTAATTTAACTTCAAATATACTAAATGATAATTTTACAAAAAATCAATTAAACATAATTAATAATAAAATAAAAAAAAATAAAAAAAAACCAGTTGATGAATTTATTCAAAATTTAAAAGATATTAGCAATCCTATTTATGATAGTGAAATTTATAAAAAAAAAAATGATATTTGTAAAGAAATAGCAATATATTATGTTAAAATAGTTCATATTTTTAGTGCTATTAAAATAGTTATAGATACGGATGACTCTATATGTAATAAAACAAAAAAATTTAAATATAAAAAAAAGAAAGGTGAAGTATATCAACAAGATATGGTAGATAAAAATGTATTTGACACTACTATTTCTGCAGATATATGCAGTAAAAAAAGCTCTAAAGATATTAAAACAGAAAAAATATTGAAAAATGAAAATGGCATACCAGAATTGGAAAATTTATTTAAAGATAAATATATACCCGAAAGAGAAGAATTTGTTATGAGCGAAAAACAGAAAAAAGAATATGAAACGGCTGTTTCCAAATTTTATGAAAGTTATACTGGAAGCATGGAAGGACGTGATAAATATAAAAGATTTTCAGATATTCCTGTTTTAAAATATAAATCGGTTGAATTATGTAAAAAAATGAAAGATAAAAGTAAAAGTCGCTTAATAGGTAATTCAAAAAATGATAATATCGTTAATTTTGCTAATCACCTTGCTACTATAATGAATAATTCAAGAATGTTTGATAAGAAATTAATAGAAATTCTAAATTATTTATTTATCCCAAATGAAAATGGAAAAGATTACGTTATTAATGAAAACATTTCTTTTGATGATATTGATGAAATCATTGTAAAAGTAAGGGAAAATATTATGGATTTATATATTACTTGTGATAAAGATTATCGAAAAGGTATTAAATTATTTGAAAAAATATTATTAGATAAAAATATTGAATTAGCAGAAAAAAGATTAAAACCAAATAAAAATTTTAATAAAAATGTAAATACAAATGATTATTATAAAAAAAAAGAAGAAGAAGATAAAGAAAAAAAAATAGATGCAGATGAAGAGAAAGAAAAAGAAAAAGAAGAACAAATTAAAGTATTAACTGAACAAGAAAAAGATCTCGAACAATACATGGAAATAGCAAATAAAAAGAATAAAGAGAAGAATAAAGAACTATTAGACAAAGAACAAAGAGAACAAGATAAAATAGATAATGAAGATAAAAATATAATAAAAAGAATTAAAGACGTTGATGAAGCTGGCGATAACCTGGGTAAATACAATTTAAACGACATAGCAGCTCGAGAAGCGCTGGAACGAGGTGCTAAAGAACGACTGATGTTTCAATTGTTTCAGGCTGAAAAATGTCCTTTTGGGCATAAACTTAAAAAAATACCTGTAGAGGAAAAAGATAACGAAGGTTTTTGTGATATATGTGATGATGAAATAAACATAGGTGACCATAGTATCACATGTGTAGAATGTAGGACTAATGGAGTGAAATTTGATATATGTGAAGATTTGCATTCTGCCGAAAGTCTGGGAAAACGTTACATTCAGTTTTCCGAACATATTGAAAAAGATGAAAATAATGATGAACACATGTCAATGGGAAATGATATGGTACGTAAATTAAATCAATTATAATAAAATATTTATAAATTATTTTATTATAATCAATTTGTTATAATATTTATATCCAAATCAATCTTTTCGCTAATTATTTTTTTTATTTGTTTATTTTCTTTATTTCTTTCTATATTACTGACACCACCATATACACTTTTTGCTATTTGCAATCTTTCCATAATTAATTTATCATTGTTTTCCCATCCAGGATTTTGTTTATCCCATAAATACATCAACTCTATTTGTTTTTTTTGCACATTCCCTATAGCTTTATTTATATTTGTATTATCATCATCTTTTTCCCATTTATTCGGCGTCTTTACATAAAATTGTAACCTTTTTTTATCACTGCAATGTATTGGTCTTTCTTTTGGATCTAAATTTTCTAATTCTTTTACAAACATATTACTTATACCTTCTACATAACCATTGTTTTTTGTATATGTTAAATCATCTAAAGAAAATTGTAGTTGATTTAAAAAATCTTGAATACTCATGGCATCTTTACATTGTGTATTTAAAAACACATTTATAGATAATTTGTTATTAATAATAGTATTTCCTGATGATTTTGGTATCATTTTTTTTAAATTTTCTTGTTCTAATAATATTTTTTTTAAATTTTCATTTATATTATCATTTTTTTCATTTTTTAAATTACCTATTATTTTATCATCCATTTCATTTTTTTGTAGAAATGCCAAATTTGTCAGTAATTCTTTATGGACTCCTGATTTTAAATGTCTTTTTAAATTCTCTTTTCTATGCGATACATAATCACATAATGGACATTTATTACATAAATTTATTTTTTTAATGTGTTTTTTTGAATTTAAATGCCTATTATAGTTACATTTTTTTTCTGTTGAATAATTACAACACTCACAATTATACATATAATATAATTATATTTTTTATTTTTAAATATTTTAAAAAAAAAATAAAAATAAAATGAAAAATGAAGAAAAAAAAAGCCCAAAAATGTGTTTTTTGAAATTTCTTATACGGTACCCCATAGCCCAAAAACGCGTTTTCGGGCTTTTTTTTTTTTTTTTTTTTTTTTTTTTTTTTTTTTTTTTTTTTT